ACATAAAAGGGCTTTAATTGAGTTCGAAAAAGTTCAAGCACTTGATTGTAATTGATATTGAATTTATGTTATTGTTATGGTGAAAAGAACAGTAAATTATTCCACTTCTATTCGATAAAAGGAACGTGCGGGTTTACTTTCTAGCATGCATGTTCCTTTTTAATTTGAGAAAGGAAGGTGAACCTTTTCAAAAACCTGAAAAGATTATTCAGGAACTGGTTAAAACAGTAGAACCAGGAGGGTTAGTACTTGATCCTTTTGCTGGGTCCGGTACGACCTTATATGTTGCGGAAATAATGGGAAGGAATTCGATTGGGATAGAAATAGAACCGGCTTATTGTGACATTATTAGAAACAGGATGGTCGAGATTAAAAAACTGGGTGATATAGATGCCAAGCAAACCTTTACATGAATGTAATTGGATTGGTTGTCATATTTTAACCCGTGAACGATATTGTGCAACACACACAAAAGTAGCGCAACAAGAAGACGATAAGCGGCGTGGCAGTGCTGCGGCCAGAGGATATAATGGTAAATGGCAGCGATATAGCAAATGGTTTTTAAAGCAACCGGGCAATCAGTTATGCAGAATTAAAGGGCCGCGATGCAAAAAATTAGCTGAGTGTGTGGACCACATAACCCCGCCGGCCAGCCCGGATGATCCGTTGTTTTGGGACAGTAAAAATCATCAGGCCGCCTGTATCCCGTGCAACAGTTGGAAGGGGAATCGAGTACAAAACCCCAGCTAGGGGTAGGGGCGGGTCAAAAGTTTTTGGCCGCCCAAAGCCAGACCGGCAGGGCCCTCTTGTGTGCGAAAAATTCCCCAAATGAAATTTTCCAGATATATTGGAGGTGCGGTACATGGCCGGACGACGCGCGCAACCCATTGCGGTCATAAAAGCCAATGGCCGCAAACATTTGACTAAAGCTGAAATTGAATACCGGGAAAAAGCAGAGATCAAATTTGGCAGTAAGGACTTTAAGTGTCCCCCGTTCGTTAAGGCGGACGTTGTCGCTTTCAAAAAATGGAAAGAGATAATCAAGGATTATAAGGAGGCCGCTGCAAACGGGATCGAGATCGCCAGGTCTCCGGACGTTGGACTGATTGCTCGATATTGTCAGACGTATAGCGCATATGTAACGTTGCTGAAATATCGGGATCGGTTGGTCAATATCGAATTCACACTAGAAGAAGATTTGTTACTGCAGAAAATGCTTGAGGGGCAAATGGGTGCCAAGGCTGTTGATAATCTCATCAAAAAAATTGAGTACCTCGTATCCATTGAGGGGTTAATGGCGCTCGAAAATTCAATCAACAAAAAGATGGATGCGCTGGTAAAAATGGAGGACCGTTTGTTCCTCAATCCACTTTCAAAAGTAAAGAACATTCCAAAATCTCCGCCTAAAACGAAAGACGACCCTAATGCGGAGTTATTCGGTGATTAAGCATGACTCATCCGACAACGCAATATGCCATTGATGTTGTTTATGGTGAACTTAAAAAATATTGCTGCAAGTGGGAGATTTTGGCTTGTAAGCGGCACTTAGATGATTTGCAGAGACAAGGGGCAGAGGACTTTCCATATGTTTTTGATGAAACCAGAGCCAACCGGATTTTTCAATGGTTTTCATTGTGTCGGCATGTTCGCGGCGCGTTTCAAGGGCAACCGATTGAATTGCAGCCATGGCAAATATTTGACCAGGGTTGCCTCTATGGATGGGTCCATAAAGAAACTGGGGCCCGGCGCTTCCGAAAGGCGTATCATAAGCGGGCGCGCGGGAATGTTAAATCCACTGAAGTATCTGCTAAATGCCTTTACCATATGTGTGCCGATGCAATCTATCCGCCTGGTCGACCGGAATTGGCACGGTATGAAATGTCCCCGGAGGTGGAGTGCGCAGCTGTTGACCGAGGACAAGCCAGACGAGTTTGGCAGGATGCTTGGGATATGGCTACGGCATCCCCGGATATCGCTAAACGATTGGATATTAAAAAGACCATAGTCCGGCATAAAACTCGGGGTGGGTTTATGCGACCACTTTCGAAGGATACCAAAAACAAAGACGGTGGCGCACCTTGTTATTTTGAAATCGATGAATATCATGCGCATCCAACATCAGAAATATATGACGTTGGATATTCCGGGTTTGGTAAACGCGCTCAATCGTTGATGGATATCATTACAACAGCTGGTACAGATGCCGAAAATAAGCCATGTAAGAAAGAAGAAGATTATGCTAAAAAGGTTTTATCTGGGGAAGTAACAGATGAGACCTTTTTTATTATGATCCGGGAAATCGACGATGGCGATGATCCACATGATGAAAGTTGTTGGGTGAAAGCAAATCCCATTCTCCGGTACCCGAATGCATATTCTGAAGGGTTATATGCTCAGATAAAAGCTGAATATGATACAGCTTTTCAAAGCGGCGACCCGTCGAAAATTCGGGAATTTATGATTAAACGGATGGATCGCTGGCAAGCTGACTCAGAAAATAAGTATATGTCCGGCTGTATGGATAGGTGGCGAGAATTAGCCATTCCACGTGAGGAGTTTTTGCAATTGGTCCGTGGCCGTATATGTTACAGTGGTGTGGATTTGTCAAAACGCATCGACCTTACAGCTGTAGGTTTTGTTTTTAGGCTTGATGATGACCGGTATGCTATAACAGCTCATGGGTTTATGCCGGAAAATACCGCGACCAAACATGAACATACGGATCGAGTACCGTATAAGGCATGGTCAAAAGATGGTTGGTGTACGCTTACTGATGGCGATGTAACGGATGACAATTATATCAAGCAATATATCCATGACATGGAATTTGACGAACTGTGGGAAATTAAGGAAATATGTTATGATCCGTATGGCGCCCGACAATTCGCCAATGATATGACTGCTGAAGGATATATTTGTGTTGAAGTTCGTCAGGGTGTTAAAACTCTTTCGGAACCGACCAAGCGCTTTAGAGAATTGGTATTACAAGGTAAGATCGTCCATGACGGGAATCCGCTTTTGACTTGGTGTTTATCGAATGCTGTTGAAGTATCGGATAGTAATGGCAATATTAAACTGTCAAAGCGACATAAAGATGATACCCAAAGGATTGACCTGTTGGCCGCCGTTATAAACGCATTTAGCCGGGCAATGGTTGATGAACCGGTGATTGACGTTTCCGAATTCGCTGATAAGGGGTTTTTACAAAAGCTCTGGGGGAGGTGAAAGAATGAGATGGTTCCCGAAGTTTGGAAAGCGAGAAAAGCGTGATGCCATTTATTCACTGAATGATCCGGCCTTTGCTGATTTTCTTCGTAATGAAGAAACAGTAAATGTTCGTGGGAAAAACGCACTTAAGCAGGCAACTGTTTTCACCTGCGTCCGGGTTTTGAGTGATACTCTGTCAAAGCTCCCCTGTAAATTGATTCAGGAAGGGCAGGGCGTTCAGCAAATTAATGACCATTATTTAGCTCCAATCCTTAAACTCCGGCCTAACCCGTATATGTCGGCACGTGATTTTTTTGCAGCATTAGAGACCCAGCGGAATCTTCGCGGAAATGCGTTTGCATATATAGATTTTGCGGGGAATGGACGGGTTAAGGGATTATATCCATTACAATCTGAACAGGTAGAGATTTGGGTTGATGATGCAGGCCTGTTTAATAGTGAAAATAAGATTTGGTATATTGTAAATCTTAAAAACGGTAAACGGATTAAGCTGACACCGTTTGAACTTATCCATGTAAAAACGTTTACTCTCGACGGTATTACAGGAATTACCCCAATTGAATACCTTAAGACGATGGTTGCAAGTGGAAAGTCTTCTGCTGAGTATATCAACAAGTTTTTTGAAAATGGTGTTAGCGCTAAAGGCATAATTCAATACGTTGGTCAGCTGGATGAAGCGGCAAAAAAAACCTTCCGGGAAGAATTTGAAAGTATGTCTAGTGGCCTTAAAAATAGTCATCGTGTTGCGTTATTACCCATTGGATATCAGTTTCAACCGATCAGCATGACACTGGCGGATGCGCAGTTTTTAGAAAACACCAAATTGACCATTCAACAGATTGCAGCGGCTTTTGGTATTAAAATGCACCAAGTAAACGATTTGTCCCGGGCCACATTTGCAAATATCGAAAGCCAGGAACTTGAATTTTACGTTGATACGATGCAAGCAATTATTACGGCGTACGAACAAGAATTGACGTATAAGCTACTTTTAGATAGTGAGATTCGCGCCGGATAAAGTATCAAGTTTAATATTAATGCGATTATCCGCAGTGATATTAAAACCCGTTATGAAGCATATCGCACCGGTATACAGGGCGGTTTTTTAACGCCCAATGAGGCCCGGGCATTGGAGGATCTTCCTCCCGCAGACGGTGGGGATGATTTAATTTGTAACGGAAATATGCAAAAACTCACTGAGATTGGGGCTTTTTATAAAAACAAAGGTGGAGGTGAAAACGATGGACAAACAGCAGATGGAAACACGAAAGGAGATCCGGCATCTACCGTTTCAGAATAATAGTTTTGGAATTCGGTCAATAATCGGTGAGGATGGAGTAGAAAGGCATACACTTTATGGCTCGATCAAATACAACAGTCTTTCGGTTGTCATGGAGGACTACTGGGGTGATAAGTTTGTTGAGGAGATTTCCGAAGGCGCTTTTGATGAAAGCATTAAAAACGGTGTTGTAAAATCACTTTGGTGCCATCAAACCTCACAGGTGTTAGGTAGTACCAAAAGCGGCACACTTCGGATTACGATTAACGGCGGTCAGATTGATTTTGAAAACGATCTTCCGAATAACACTTGGGGGGCTGATGCCAGGGAATCCGTACAACGTGGGGATGTTGATGGGGTATCGTTTGGAATGATCGTTAAAGAAGAACGATGGAGTAAGACCGAGGTAAACGGGGAGGAAATTTATAAACGGTCAATCTTGAAGGCTGAAATATTTGAACTCAGTCCGACAGCCTTTCCAGCTTACCCCGAAAATACAGTTAATTGCCGGTCGCTTGAACAATTTAAAGCCGAGGAAAAACGAAGTTCGGCTGAGTTCCGCAAACGCAGAATTATGTTAG